TTAGAACAGACCAGCGGGCTCAGCAGCCCTGTTCCAGCTGTATATGACCAGCTCCCCGCGCTCCACCCGGTTTGCGCCACCGCCCACGGTGTAGTCCAGCTTGAGCGCCTCCATCTCAAAGTCCTTGAAGCACTCCCTGATCGCTGGGTGGTCGTTGATGCTGATGACTGCCTTGCCCTTGATGGTCTTGAGCTTCTTGGCCATCAGCTCGTACTGCTCCCAGGGGAATGGCACGCCGTAGCCCTCGGTCTCCCAGTACGGTGGGTCCATATAGAAGAGCGTGTGGGCTCGGTCGTAGCGGTCCATACAGGAGGCCCAGTCCAATTGCTCTATATATGTACCGGCCGCCATTCTCAGGTGCGCGGCCGAGAGGTTTTCCTCAATGCGCAGCAGGTTGATGGCCGGGGCCGTGGTGGCGGTACCGAAGGTCTGGCCAGAAACCTTGCCACCGAAGGATTGCTGCTGCAGATAGAAGAACCGGGCGGCCCGCTGGATATCAGTCAGGGTCTCGGGGCGGGTGTCCTGCAGCCACTTGAAGACCTGGCGGGAGGTCAGCGCCCATTTGAACTGGCGCACGAACTCCTCCAGGTGATGGGTGACCACTCTATATAGATTGACCAGGTCGCCATTGACGTCGTTGAGCACCTCGACGTCGGCAGGGTGGCGGGCAAAGTAGACCGCCGCACCTCCGGCGAAGACCTCCACGTAGCAGTCATGCGCCGGAAAGCGCTTGAGCAGCATGTCGACAAGACGGCGCTTGCCGCCGATCCAGGGAATGATGGGATTCGTCATTTAACTCAGCTACTGGCCCTCTTGGGACTCTTTTGGGGCGCTCTGGGCGCTCAGCTGATTGAAGGCCCCACAGCGGGGGCACTTGATTGCCAGGCGGATGTACTCGCCTTCGGCCAGTTTCTTTCGGCAGTTGCCGCACCTTATTTCATTCATTGCAAGCCAGTTTCAACTGTTGAAAGACGATAGACTTGCCGGGCTCTCGAGAGCGGCGGGTCTTCGCCTGACTTGCAGGTCTACTCTGCGGGTCGGGGGCTTGGTCAGGTGTTAGCGCACCTGACCAGGTCGCCCGTCTTTTTTCAGCGCTTTATGCTGTCTTGGCGAGTGTCTTGCTCTCTCCGGCTGACCATGTCAGCCCAGCCTCAAACCAGACCGGCCGCCAGTTGACGCCGTCCTCGCTGGCTTCGATCTCCACAATCGATGGCATACGGCTGTTGTCTCCAGAGGGGGCCTGCAGCTTTACGGCCGTCACATCCTGGGCACTGCCGAAGTCATAGGCCACCCAAGCACTGCCAGCTGCCAGCTCAGTCGCAGTGGCTAACCAGAAGGTCGCAGCATCCGCGTTATCCACGTTGGCCAGACCCGTGCCTGCCCCCTGGCTCTTGGTGTAGTCAGTGAGTTTGGTTGCACCACTGAAGAATGCCAAGTGGCCAAAAGTCACGTCACCAGCAGCCTTGATCGCCCGCAGGCGCCAGTGCCGGTGCTGCCCGCTGTTGTAGCGGCGAACCGTGGACTTGCTCCAAGTCTGGCCGTCAGCTGTGTGCCAAGCCTCGGCTGCACCGTTGGCACCTGTGGCTCGCGTACCGACAACAACCTGCCCATCAGAGCGCAACGCGGTGGGAGCTGGAGCCAGTGCAGTACGCGACCAGGTCAAGCCATCGTCCGAGCTGACCAGCAGACCTCCAGCGCCCGTGGCCACGAAGCCGTTGGCACCCACCGGCTTGACTTCGGTAAAGTCGTTATAGCCTTGCAGGTTGTATGCGCTGGCTTCGTAGACGAGAGAAAAGGTCAATCCATCAGTGCTACGCAGAATCAGCTGACGCGACGAAGCGTTTGCTGGGGTCGAACGCCTGCCACTTGCAGTGATGATCATCGTTGCACCGCGCACAGCCACTCCAGTAAGCATGAAGAAGTCCCATGCCGCTACACCCTCTGGAGGGGAGTAAAAGCCCGTACCTGGACAAACTTCCCATGGCCCAAGCAGATCGGCAGAGCGCATCAATAAAGTGCTGTCTGCCTGGAATCTGGAGCTGAGTGCGCTGTGCAGTGCATACCAATAGCCGTCGCTGCGAAACAGCTCCATGCGCATGCCTGTGTACCAGGTCCACCCAGCATGGAGATCGGGCAGTAACATGCCTCCAAGAGTTGACCAAGACAACCCATCAGCGGACCAAGTCACAGTCTTATCGTCCATGATGCGTACAAAGCGGCTGTTGTCGGCATCCCAGGAAATACACAAGGGCAACGCCCCGGCAATCGGCGCAGAAGTCCAGGGCTGGGGCGGGCTGGACCGTGCAAAGTCAGGGATGGTTGTCGAATACCAGCCCGAAGTGTTCCCTGTGGCTGCGTAGTACTTGGGGAACGAGGCATAGCAGTTGGCGCCCTTTGAAATAGCAGCCTCAAACTTGCTGAACATATTGGCGCCCGCTATGCCGCCCAGATACTCGAAGACTTTGCCATCCTGAGAGTTGTAAAAGCGGGTGTAGCCGTCCAGCACCTGAGCTGCGATAAATTGCTCGCCGTCGAACAGATAGGTGTCAATAGCGTCAATGGGTGCTAGTCCAGCGCTAATCATTAATGTCAGAGGCAGTGTTGCGCTGTTTCCAAGCGAGTCTGTGACCTTTAATGTGAAAGTGTGGTTTCCGGCAGCCACACCGGGGCCAGCCACTGTCACTGCCGTGCCGCTCACTGCGGCAGACCAACCTACGGGCAGCACTCCAGAGTCGACGGTACAAGTAAAGGGCGCATTGCTGCCTTTGATCATGATGTCTGTTGCGCTTGAGTACGCTGTGCCAGCTGTCCCTTGAGGCAAGGAGCCATTGAGCGATATCGCCAATGCGGCTGCGGGGTTCGGGTGAGGCTGGGCTGACGGCGTAAAGCTGCCGGTATAGAGGCATGTGCCTGCTATGAGGCGCAGATCCTTGATCTGGCCATTGAAATTGTTGCCACCTTCCTGTGTTTGGGCAACAAAAGCTCTGTCTGAGTTCAGTACCCCAGATCCATTAAGTACAGGGGCTACCAGCTCGCCATTCAAGAAAAGTCGTAGAGACCCTCCTGATCGCGTCAGCGCAATGTGAGACCAGGCATTCAGAGGTACCGCGACCGTGCCCGTCATGTCAGCACCAGGTGTGTTTGCCCAGGCCCGAAGCTGTCGAGTGTCGTTGATCCACACAAGCATCCCCATCTGGCCAGATGTATTGCGCGTGTCGAAAATGATATGATAAGTCTGAGTCGCGGCGAGAGGACGAATCCAGGCCTCCCACGTAAAGTCAACGCCACCAAAGGCAAAATCATTGTGCGTAGTGCTCAGCGAGTCCCCTGTGCCGTCAAACAGGCCGCTAGACGTGCCAAAGGGCGGCGCAGTTGTGGTGATCTTGGCGTCCCCGTTAACAGTCCAGACTTTGCTTGTCTCGTCAGGGAATGATTTGCTGTTGTCAGCCCCTTCCATGTGCAGCAACGCGATGACCGACCGAGCCGCCACCACATTGATACTGAGTGTTTTCTCGACGGCGATGCCCAGCGCGTCCTGGGCCATCACAGTGACCGCATAGCTACCCACAGTCGCATTCGCCACACCGTCAATCGTGCCACTGGTACCGGCAGAGCTGGAAAGGTGCAGCCCAGCAGGCAGAGCCCCGGCAACAATGCTCCAGCTCACTGGCGCGGTCGCGCCTGACGCCATAAGCGTGCCAGAGTAAACCTCAAGATTTGCCGTGCTGCCAGGCGCATTCACAGTAATCTCAAAGCCGCTCAGGAACTCACGCAGATGCCTCTGCAGGCTTTTAACGCCTGCTCGAACGGAATACAGTTCCAGCCGGTTGCTATGCACCAGGTTGCCTGATGGGATCGTCGCACTGACGCCGCTGATATCAGTCAGCGCAAAGACCTGAGTATCAGTGTCGGTGTCATAGAGTTCTATGCCGTACTTTGTGCCGGACTCCGGGCCGATGCTGGCCTGGCTGAAGTCGATCAGTTCATCAGACTGGGTCAGGCGGTCCCGGTGTGCCCAGCTAACGACCAGATCACCGACGACCATTTGCGGCCAGCCTTGGCCGTTGAGCAGCAACTGCCCTGGTGGATATGGACGATTTGCACGGCTTTGGAACAACTGGCTCTGCACAGTGGCAGATGCAGAAGCCAGCAGGCCCGCGCTGGTGCGGGTGCGCAGTTGAGCGTCCACCGATACGCTTTGCACATACTCTGTCAGGTCCTCAGCGCCCCAGTTGTCGTAAAAGAAAAGCACTGTCCCGGCAGCATGCTCAACTGGCACAGTATCAATACAGCCGCGTGCAATCGTGACTTTGCCCGCACTGGTATCGACGGCGTCGATGCGCACGATCTCATCACCCAGCAGCGCGGCGGTGCCAACTTCGAGGTATTGCAGGTCAACCACGGTTGAAAATTCGACCTCTGTTGCGCTCGGACTGATATCGGCAGCAAGCACCCCGCCAGGACAGAAGGCCCCAGCTACCTCCTGGGACTTGAACTCTGCCGGAGCCACTCGGGTGTCCAACTGAAATGACATTGCAGAGCTGCGCGGCCGCACCGCCATAGCGTGCAGAAACCCAGTGGCGGGGTCCAGCGCATCAGCATCTCTCTCGCCCACTCGCTGCACTAGGTCACGGTAAGTGCACTCCATGACCCGTTGGTACAGGGGCGCGTGTGGTGTAGCGTCTGGCGCGATATAGCCCGACTCCTCGGGCTTGCGGTAAACAGTAGCAGGCAGGCCAAAGACATCCTGCAGGCCCGTAATCGTGATCGTCCCATCCGTCTGAGTGCCATATTCGCAGCGGCCAGCACGCAGCACCATGTTCTCGATGCCTCGGGCCGGGTCAGAGACCCGGAAAACACCAGCTGGCGTAATGTCTCGTCCGCGCCGGTCCAGGCGTACAGAAAAGCGCTTGATAAATCCGCTCTTGGCCTTCAGGTCTCGCAGGGCTACACGCCGTGCCAGTGCCTCAGTGGGAATGCCGGGGTAGTCGATGCTTTCTGAGGTCGTGACGCTGTCGGCTGCCAAGATCGCTCCCAGGTTCTTTTCTCGGACCGATTTATCCAGGTGGTCGAATGGGTCGTGGTACTTCACGATGACTTCATTGATGCCGCCGCTCTGGCTAGACGCCGCATCGTCATCAATGCCCAGCAGGCCCGTATCCGGGGTGAACAGGGGCAGATCGTCAAGCTCATAGTCGGCCCTGATGGGCTTGAGCACCAGCAGGCCCGTGCGGCGGCTGGTGTAGATTGCAGCCCCAGCGTGGTTGATCACCTGCTGTGCAAAGTCGGACAGGGATGAGCTGCGCGACCAGGACAAGCACAGGCCAAAGCCTTCCTGGTAGAAAACGTCGGCCGCAGCGCGCCATGCCACATCATCAAAGCGAGAGGCGGGAAGGCCCCGGCCTATGCGCGGGTCAGTGTAGATCTGGTACAGGATATGAGCGGGGTTCATGCCGCAGAGGTCATCCTCGAAGCCTGCAACGATGCGCCAGTCAAACCAGAACCAGTTGCCCGCGCCGCTGTGCCGGTCCCATCCCTCGGCGGCAATCACGTTGTCGCCCACTACAAAACTGTCCATCGGTAGGGCTACGTCGTAATAAGCGCCGTTGACTCCCCCAACAGTCAAGACCAGCTTTCCGTTAACGTACAAGCGGCAGTCGTTGTCGACAAAAGCTTGGAAGCGCAGCCCTTCTGGAACCTCGCCCAAGTTCAACGTGGTGCGCATCCAGACCTTCTTTGCTTGTGGCACTACCGTCGCTGGATGGTTTGAAAAGCCATGATCGCTGGGGTTATCAAACCCCATGTCAACCCATTCAGCAGAGCCAAACGGCGCTTTACCCTGCGCCCATGCGCTGTCATCAAACCCAATTGCGGCGCGGTTGTTACTGTCCGAATTCGGCACAGCAAGCCAACGCCAGTAGCGGTCAGAGGCATCAATGATCTTGCGAGTGCCCATCTTGATTGCGGCCTTCTCGGGATACCAGGGAGCATCGTTGTGCCAGCCCTTGGTAATGCGCCGCACACGGAAGCTCCACTCCTTTGGGTAGGGGGACATGGCGCACACCATGCCGTCAAAATAGGCCGTAGCTACGCCCCGGAATGCACTGACAAGCCCGCCCAGCATCTGCGCCAGGCGCGCATGTCGGGGCTGGGTGGCTTCGCCCATCAATACGGCCAGCGTGCCCTGGATGCCGCCTTCCTGCTCCTCACCGCCAAACAGTTCTGGCTGATCAATCTGGATTTCTGTCGAAGTTGTGATGTTGCCCGTCCAGGCGCGCTTGTTTCCCACGCGAATTTCACGCAGCACATCCAAAGGGCCACGGCAAAGGCCCATGTGCAGGCCCATGAAGTACTTGTAACCGATGGTCGTTTTTTTCTTCTTACCCACGCTCCGGGCCTCCTGTCAGTGCATGTGCATGCTCAACGACCCGGACAGCTCGCGGGTCACCGGTGGCCAGCAGCTCGGCTTCATCAATGCCATGGGCCACAAAGTCGGCCCAGCTCAAGTCGTGAAACGCCCACCAGCGCCGAGCGCCTGCAGCGCAAAAGCCTGTGCTGCCCTTGTCGTTGGATACTGAGTACAAGTGGTGTGGCCAGATCTGCATGTCCATCACCTCCGAATGGCCTGAGTCCGAAAATCGCCGACACCCAGCACCATCCAGCCATCAATCCAGCAGTCGCCAAAGACCATCATCTGGGCCGTGCCCTCTGTCCCTTGCGGAAAATCAAAGTCGCCCAACACTGATGCCTTGGGCGTCGTTGTCTTTGCGCGGGTCGAGTAACTGATCACCACGCTGAGCACAAAAATAGCCAGTTGAATCCACATAGTTGATCCTCACCAGAGGCGTTCACCGCCATAGATACTCTTGCCAGGCATGTGCGCAAAGCCACCCTGGTTGAGCAAGTTGTTGAATCGACTGTTGCAGGTGACTCGGGTGCCATCGCAACCGGGGTAAATCGTCACTGCCTGTCCCACAGCAAGCCCATCAGTACCACCAATCAGTGAGAATCCACCTGCCGTGGCTGACTCAATGCCGCGCATCTCTGTGCTTTCATCCACTTCCCACGCAAGTGCCCCGCCGTTGTAGATATCGACGCTGGCCACAGTTCCCAGTTGGACCGTGCTGCCGTCCATGGCCACAACCAAGACGTCCACGGCATACAGGTCCTTGTCGACCCGGCACTCCGAGTCGTAGACGCTGTGAGGGCAAGCCCGCTCATAAGACAGGCTCAAGCCTTCGCGTGACATGCTGGCTGCCAACGAATCACAGACTAGCTCTGCGGTGTCCTGGCGCGGCCAGACCACGCTGGTAACACTACCCACCCAGACCACGTCAGCGTCTTGCGCTCCGGCGTCATAGTCCCGCACTGTCAAAAATATCTCTTCACTGGGGGGAGCTCCACGAAACAACTGCGCCACGGGTTCTGAGCCTGGCAGCGTGACTTTCATGGTGTCCGCACTGGCCTCACCAGTCAGGCGTATGCCGTCATCGCTGATCGGCAGCGGCAGCCAGTCGTGGCCATCGAAGTGGAGTTTGCGGTCGGCGCTGGTGTAGCGCCACACGACGGTCGCGCTGCGGTCGAACTGGTACAGGCGGGCCGACTGGCCCGCGCTGATGCTGGTTTCATAGTCATTGAAGCTCATGCGGCCTCCAGGTCGGCACGCACGCCACGAAACTTGAGCGTGGCCTTGGCCAGGCCGTCCGCGTCGGTGTGATGGGTGATTTCTGCGCTGTCCTCTGCCATGCGGCACAGCGCCATAAAGCTGATGCGAGTGATGGCCGAGGCCGAGACACCAGCAGGCAGTGCCTGGTCAAGCGCCAGGGTTTCCAGCGCGGCACCGGCTGCAGCGGCCGTGATGCGGCGGTGCAGGGCCTCGCCCGTGGCCAGTTCGATGCGGATGTCCTGGCGCCCCATGCGCGCTTTGCCGGTGGTCACCAGATCGGCATAGCCGCAGGGCTGTACCTGCAGCGTCTGCCCCTGCACCTGGCCAGCGGCGACCAGGTCGGCCGCATGGGTCGGCACCCAGATCGCAGTCTGACGGCCGTGCAGCCCATACAGCAGGCTCCTGAATGCAGTGTGCTCATCGCGGCCCCAGAGTGCCCACGCATGCTGCTGCAGCACAAAGCCATAGCCCGAGGTATCTGTGATGCGAGGGATGCCCACCTGGTTGTCCAGGCGCTGGGTCAGGCGCTCGTAACCCAGCGTCAGGTCGTCGGACTCGTCGGGCCGAGACTCCAGCACTTGCTTGCCACGGTACAGCGTGACAGGCAGCTCGGCTGGCCAGACGCAAGGCTCCAGCAGCTCAAAGCTCACGCTAGCGCGTGCCAGCTCGTCCGTCATACGCACCGGTTCAGGCAGTGACTGCAGCAGTGCTTTGCGAGCGGGCAGCAGGCGGCTGCCCACTGGCCAGGCGTTCAAGGTGGGGGCAGCAAGGGTCAAACCGCCTGCAGAAATCTGATCTACCGAGACCAGCTCGGAGATACTCCAGTCTTCGCTGGCAAGCACTGCCAGGCCACCTGCAGCAAAGTCATATCCAGCCGTGCTGGCCACAATTGCGCTGCTATCTGCCGCCACTAGGTGGTCGAGATATTGGGCATCAGTCCAGATCGGCAAGGCAAAGGGCTGCGCACCCAGCACATGCGCCCAAAGGTCAGAGCGGGTGCGTTGTGCCTTGTGCACCAGCACCTCAAACGAAAAGCTGCGGCGGGGTGCCAGGCGCAATGCACGGCGCTGCTCGGCTCCGCTGGGACTTTGCAGCACGTCGGTCAGCCATTCCAAGGTTTCCTTGACCGAGGTGCCCCAGTTTGGGGGGAAGGACCACAGAGGCAAGGCCATCAGCTCACCCCCAGAATCTGGCGGAATTTGCCGGGGTTGCGGCTGATCATGACAGTCAGGGCTTTTTCACCTTGCTTACTGCCCATCATGGACGCAATGCGCTCCGGGTCGTCTACCAGGTAGAAGTTCTGCTGGTTGTCCAGCGTGGTACTGCCGCCCATCGCTGGTGTGGCGGGCTTGAAATTCCCTGCCGAGGGGATACCCAGCGATGCACCAGCACCCACCACCAGGCCGCCGTCTGCGTAGCCATGCCAGCCCTTGAGTGCCGCCATGCCGATCTGGTTGAAGCGGGTCAGGAAGGCCAAGGCCCCGGGCTGGCGCACCACCTCCTGGCGGTGGACGAACTCATCAGCGTGAACAATGCCCGCAGGCTGGAACTTGGTGCCAGGCCCCGTCCATCCGCCACTGCTGAAACCCGCACCCAAGGCCCCCAGCGCACTGGTGGCGCCCGAGCTGGCCGAGGACGCAGCCACCGCCTGCAGCGCCAGAGCGGCCGCAGAAGCAGCCGTGGCCATGGCTGTAGTGGCTGCTGTCGCTGCGGCTGTGGCCGCTGTGTCGGCCACTGTGGCGGCAGTGGATGCTGCTGTGGCCGCCGCGTCTGCTGCAGCACCAGCGGTATCCACTACGGCACCGACGCCTGCGGCCGCAGTTGTTGCCGTGCTGGCCACAGTCGCGGCAGCTCCTGCACCTGCGGCCGTCTTACTTGCCCCATTGATCAGGCCCATCACGCCTTCCTGGGCGCGCATGGCCAGCTGCTGGGCCGCCCACTCGCCCATGCCGGTGGCCAGGTTGCTCAGCAGGCCGCGAACCGCCTCCCCCAGAGAGGCTGTGCCATCGGCCAGACTTTTAAGGCTGTTTGAAAGGCTGTTTCCAAAAGCATTGCTGAATGCCTGGCTAACCTCATTGGCCTTGGTGCGCAGACCTTGAATCCGCACCTCAAGGTCTTTGACGCGGTCAATGGCGGCCGGGTTGCCGGTGATTTCGGCCAGCTCGCGCATCTTGGGCAGCAAGGCCTCAATCTGCGCGGCCGTGCTGGTGTTGATGTCTAGGATCTGACGTTTGGCCTCCAACTCGCCGGTCAGCCCCGCCGTGACCTGGTTGGCCAGGGACTGCTCGGTGCGCGACTGGTCCGAGAAAATGCGGTCCGCCTGCTGCTGCAGGGTCTCCAACTGGGCGCGAGCGCTCTCAATGCCCACGAGCTGGTCGACCTTGGCCAGGCCCGACAAGTTGCCGGTCTTGCCCACATCATCGCGCAGCTTGCGGAAACGCTCCTCGATCCGGGTGACTGCGGCCTCGGCCGTGCGCCCTTGCGCCTGGCTGATGCTTTCGTCTACAGCGGCCAGGCCTTGGGTGATGCGCTCATTGCGGGCCTTGGTGTCCTGCAAGTCCTTGGTGGCCTTGTGCAGGCGGTCGGTATCGGCCGCCAGCTCGCGCAATTTGGCAATGCGGGCGTCATCCAGCTTGAGGGCGTTTTTGTTGACTGCCAACCAGGCTTCCAGCTTGGCCGTGGCTTGGTCTGTACTGCTGCCCACATTGTCCTGGGCGTTGGCCAGGCCCTGCTCAGCCTGCGCGCGAGCCTGCTGCAGCGTCTGCAACTGGGTCTGGAAGGCAGTATCTACCGGGTTAACCTTGGGGCCTGCGCCCTTGGGGGTCTTGGGGGTGAGCTTTTCCGTCTCGCGGTCGATCTGCTCCTGAATATCCTTGTCGGACTTGCCCAGCCGTTGGCCCTCGGCTCTGATTTCCTTGGTGACATCTGCGAGCTGCTCTTTCCAGTTGCGCAGGCTTTTTGCTCGGCGATCCCAGGAGTCGGTGGCAGCGATACCTGCAGCCACGTCTTGTGCCCGCTTTTGCTGCGCTGCGGCTCTTTCGTCTTCTGCGCGGATCTGCTGCTGCAGGTCGGTAACCTTTTTCAGTGCCTTGAGCCGGTCGTCCCTAGTGGAGTCATAGCCTTCAATACCAAAAAAGCTCGCGATCTTTGCGCCCTGAGTGGACTTCTCGGCCAGGAAGCGATATTCCTTCTGGGCCTCGGCCAATTGCGCTGCCAACGGCGCGGTGCGCACAGAGTCCTTGATTGCCTGCCACATGCCGCTGGCTTTATCGCCCACCCACTGGAAAGATCTGCCCAGGGCGTTGAGCGATTGCTGAACCTCATTGGCCCGCTGTGCCATGGCCACGGCATAGGTGCGCTGCGCCAGCGCGGCTGCTTCCTCCTTACGCCCTTGCTCCTCCAGTGCCTTGATCTGCTGATAGATGGTCAGCGTCAGGTAGTTGTATTGCTCATTGAGCTTTTTGCTTGCCTCCACTGGAGCTTTGCCCAGCTCGGCAAACTGCTGGACCATGTCATCCACAGCAGCCCCTGTGGCGCGGGCCATGCTGACAGTGGACTGCGCCGCCAGTGCAATGACTGAGCTGGTGACACGGCCAGTCGCAGCAAGGCCGGTCACAGCATCGTTGGCCAACCCGTAGGAGCCGGTCATTTCCCCGACTGCTCGCGTGACGCTGGAAAGCTGGCTGACGGTGGTGCCTGCCGCATTACCGGTGAGCACGATGGCCTTGGTGTAGCCCTCCGTCTCCTTGGCGGCGGCATACCAGGCAGCGCCCAAGCCCACCACGGCAGCCGCTGCTACTGTGTAGGGGTTGACCATGCCCATGACAGCGCCACTGACCGCCTTGGCGGCTGGGGCAATCCCGCCGTACATGTCCTTGAGCTGGCCACCTTGCTGGAGAGCAACAGTGATCGGGTTTTGGCCCGTCGCCAACCCCACTGTGATATCCGTCATCTGCGCGGGCAGCATGCGGTTTGCTGCGGCGAGCTGCTTGGCTGATATGCCTGCCGCCTGGTTGGCCTTGGCCGCGCTGTTGACGGCCTTGGCCTGGGCCTGGGCAGCAGTAGTTGCTGCGTTGCTGGCATCGGCCAAGCCCTTGGTATCTGCGCCTGCCGACTTGGCGGCCGTCCCCATGCCCTTGGTGGCAGTGCCCGCCTGCTTGGCGCTATCCGACAGCTTGTCGATGGGTGCGGCGTTGATCTTCTGAGCGCCCTGGGCAACAGCCTCGGCATCCGCACGCAAGGCTTTCAGCTCGGCCCGCGCCTGGCTGACATCGGCTTGAAAGCGAAGCGCGACGTTCATGTCGCTGCTGTTGGCCATGGTCTATTTCCTCAGCTCGTTCATTCGATCTTTGGCTGCATCGCCCCCGGCCATGCCTGCGTTGACGTCCATCAGGCGCATGGCACTGCGCTGGCGCTCCAGCTGCAGGGCCTGCTTGTAAAACAGCTTTAGCTGTCGCTCGGTGTAGGTGCCGAGGTCGCCGTGCTGGTGCCCGTTGGCGATGAGGGTTGCGTAGATGGCACCCCAGCTGACAGTGCTGTCTGTGCTGCGAGTTCCACGACCTTGGCCTTCAAGACGGCGCTTGCCTGCTCGATGGCCTGCCGGTTGCTGGCGCGCCGCACGAAAAAATGCCCGTTCACACCCCACCAGGTCATCAGCACCGTTTCAAACCCGTCGGGGCTCAGGGTGTCCAGCCAGGCCACATCTCGGCTCACTGACTGGGCAATCAGCGGAATAAGACCGTCCGAGTGCCTTGCAATGGCATCCAATGCGACCTCATAGCTGGGCTCCTGTTCGCCAGCCAGTAAGGCGGTAATGGCTGCCACCAGGGGCTCGGCCACAGGCAGCGCCCGCAGCCATTCGACATTGCCGTACTCGCGGACCATGACGCTCTCGCCGCCCAGAACCAGGACGCGCTCGGGATGTAGCACTTCCATATCGCTGGGCTCGCGGGTTGCTGCTGGTGCAGCAGCAGCTTTTTGAACAACTTTGGCCATGGCTTACTGGATGGGGTTGATGGCCACGTAGCGGCCGAAGCGTCCGAGGGGGCCGTTGGCCGGGCGTGTCGAATCAGCCAGGCACTCGGCTTCATAGGCCATGCCCGCCAGTTCGTTGCCGTTGGTGATCAAGGCCAGCTCTTGCAGCGGGGCCGTGCTGGTTTTGTAGAACTCAGCAATCACGGGCGCATTGCCTTCGGCCAGGTTGATGCCTTCGTAGCGCAGCTGCATTTCCTTGGGTGGCGCATTGAAGAAGGCCACCTGGCGTGCGCCTGCGTGCTTGTACGCGGCTTTGAAGGGCTGAGTCAGCGCGGGGCCGCTGGGCAGGCTGAGCAGCTCAATGCTGCCGTGCTCCAGAAAGGCGTCATAGTGCTCGGGGTCCAGCGTGACGGGCGATCCTGCGCTATCAGTAATGACCAGGTCAGAGACGTTGTAGGGCTTGTCCAGCTTGATCACATCGCCCACTGCGGCCTTGGCGGGAAAAACCTCGCCAGTCACGGTACCGGCCGCAATCTCGGCAATGGTTCCACGCAGCAGCTCGGCAATTGTGACCGGGTCAACTTGGTGCCAGGTGCCCTTGATGGTGCGGTCGCCGCCGATGCTGAAGCTGCGCACTTTGGACTTCTGGCCGCTGTAGCTTTCCTTGTGGCTGGCTGTCTCGTCGGTACCGCCAAAGGTCAAGGTGGACACGTCACCCGCCCAACGCCAGCCGCCATTGCCGACGCTGCCTGCAGGGCGCAGAAAGACACGGCCCTGGCCGTAGAAATAGGTTTCAACTGTCTTGCTCATGAGGAGGGTCTCCTGTGAAAGCGGTTTTCAATCAGGCCTGGCCAGCAGGAGCTGCGGCAGACTGCTCGGTGCCCACAACGCCGGCATTGCGCAGCCATTCGGCAGTGGCCTTATCCACTGTCAGCTCCGCATCCTTGGCGTAGTCCTTGCCCTCATGGGTATGGGGCTTGGCCAGCTTGACCTTCACGGTCTCAGCGGCCTTGGTGGTGGTTTCGGGCTTGGTGGTGCTCATGTGGTCCTCACTTCTGGAGCAAATGGGTCAGTTGATAGGACTCGACGTACAGCACGGTCGAGTTGTCGTAATCCATGACTTCGCCGGCCTCCCAGGCCAAGGCGGTTGCGCCTGGCACGGGGGGAACCCAACCAATCAGGGCCGAGCGGGTCAGGCCGATGAATTTGCGCAGCTCGTCGCCCAACTGGTCCCCAGCACCAGGCCGGTAATTGCGCACGGCAAGCGCCACACCAAAGCGAGTGACGGCGGGCTGCACGCGGGCACTGCGCGGGCCTGGGCCTGCATTGCCCGACTCACCGGCAAAGATCACAAAGGCACTGGGCACGGCAAATCCACGTAGCTCCTGCACTGCGGCGTAGTCGGCTGCACCGCCAACCTGGCGCAGGTCTGTCACCTGGGCCTTGAGGCGCTCAATGACCAGGCCGGTGTCAAAGGGTTCAAAGTTCATGGCGCGCCTCACCGAAAGCGATTGAGCTGCTTGCGGCCAAAGACCGGCTCGGGGTAGCTGAAGCGCACATCGGTGCTGGCACCGCCCGTGGCGACGGTGTCATCGGCCCCGAGGCTGAATTTGCCGTCTGCCGTGAGCTGCAGCAGCCTCAGGGCGTCGCGGTAGTCGCGCACGATGGGGTCGTTGCTCTCCATGCTGATGCGGCTCTTGTGGAGCAGATAGCGGGCAATGGACCGGCTCCAGCCCGTCACCAGCTTGGGCACAGGAGCCAGCGGCAGCGTGTAGCCGCGCTTGGCCAGGAATCCGTCAATCAAGGCATCAGCTTCAGCAACTGCGTCCTGAATGCGCGCCATGGCCGCATCGGCATCGGCCTGGTCCTCGGCGGGCCAGCTGCTGCGGTCGCCACCGCGCAAGGTGGCATCCATCAGAGCGGTATCCACAATGCGCTTGTGCTCGGGCGTGGCCACTTCGGCCAGTTCCTTGGCGCCTGGGCGCTCTGCTAGGTCGGCGGGATTGATGTATGCCATGGCGCGAGCAGTCCTTACAACCAGGGCGAAATCAGAGGCTTCAGGCGGTCCTTCAGGTCGTTGGACTCGGTGGCAGTGCCGTCCGCGTTGGGCACCAGTTCCGAGGTCAGCAGCTTGTTGGCCGCGCGCTGCAGAGAAGTGGGAACCACCAGGGTCGTGGCACGCAGACCCAGGGGGCGGCCGCCGTCACCCTTGCACTGCTCAATGGCATTGATGGCCGCCCAGACGTTGTCCGCAGTCAGAGGCTGGTTGCTGGCAAAGGCCATCTGCCAGAAGCCAAAGCCCACATTGCAGCGGCTGTCCACGCCATATTCGAACTGGCTCTTGCTGTACACGTTGGGATCGGTCTCCGCTGTCATGGAGACAAAGTTGGGCTTCTTGCGGTCCTGGAAGATCACCGGCTTGATGACGCGGGATGTGTCCAGCACAAACCACAGGGGGCCGTTGCCTGCCAGATCCGCATTGCTCACCGATTCCAACTTGCCCAATGCGTTCTTGACTGGGTGATTGGCCGCAAAGAAGGGCTTGCCGTCATAGCACTTGACGCTGGCGCCTTCCTTGAGGAGGCCAAAGGTCAGCTCGTCCGGGTGAGCGCCCGATGCGCGGCCCAGTTCCGCCATCATCGGCGTGTAGGTGCCATGGGTATCGTCTTCAATGGCTTCCTTCGGCACCGACACAGTCAGCTCGAATTTCTTGTTTTTGATGCTGTAGCCGTGGCTTTCCATGCCGTGGACAACACGCTCACCGATCCATTCGCGCATGCCGGGCATCTGGCCCAGCCAGCCATACTCTTCGGTGCCCGTGGTACTGGGAACAATCGTGGCCAGTTGTTGGTATTGACTGGCAGCCTGGCCCAAAGCTCCAACAAAGGAAGTCTTGAAGCCGATGAAAAGGGTTTTCAGGTTTGCAGGAGTGATCAGCATTGCTGTGCCTCTGTGTTGATTGGATGAATGAGCGGCCTGTGGACTTAGGCCGTGGTGGGCACAGCGGCAGTGCCAATAGCCACCCACACGCCAAAGTCGTCGATGTCGATGACCTCGCCCGCAATGCAGCTGCCTGTCTTGGAGACGGTGTGGTCGTCAGCCGCATAGGCATTGCTGCCAATGTCAGCGCGCTTGATCTCGGCCGCGCCAGCGCTGTTCTCGAAGCAAAAGACGGCGCGCTCGCCCTTGACCAGCTCGGAGCCCGCATCGGCACGCTCCACGCAAACGGCGCGCACCGGTTTCTTGTCGGCTGCCACGGCGGGCTTGGCTGCGCCTGAAGCGTCCAGCGTGTACATGGCACCAGCCATGATTGCGGCGGCGACGGTGTCGGCCACCATGAAGGGGGTGCCACGGCGTGGCGTGTTGCGGTCTTGGGTCAGGCTAGCCATGTTGGTCCTCAGCGTTGTTGGTCAGAAATGGCGCAGGTTCAGGACGCGGCCTTAGTTTTTGCAAAGGCCTCGGGGTCAACGCCCATAGCGCTGCACGCCGCCAGCTCGTCCTGGCTGAGACCGTGCGCGCCGGTGGCCAGTGCTGCAGGAGCCTTGCCCCCGGTCTGGGTGCTGGCGAGCGCTGCGACGGGCTGGGCTGTCTGCAGGTAGGCGGTCAGTGCGGCCATATTGGTTTTGCCCAGATCGCGCGCCCAAGGCTCCATGGCAGGCAGCAGGCGGCCATCGGCCAGCGCGGGCTGAATCAGCTTTTCGACCTGGTCGGCATGCTGCTGAGCGGTCAGTACGGCTAGTTGGCCCTGCAGTTGGGTGAGCGCGTCGACGGGCACAAACTTGGCGGGGTCAGGCACCTTGGTCGTCAGGGCGCTGCAGGCTGCCGCGACGGCGGTGGCACCGTCTTCGGCCTTCAGAACCAGGGCCGTGCGGGCGGCCTCGGCCACGTCCTTGTGGGTTTGCACGGCCGTCAGAGCGGCCTGTTCAGTGGTGGCGTCGGGCAGGCCGAGAACGGCCAGGAGAGCTTTGAGTAGGAGCATGGGTTCCTCGGTAGGTGCGGTGGTGGTGGAAAACTGCGCAGATGCAGCGGCCTGCATGGCGTTGAGCGCCTGCATACCGTGGATGGCGGGGTGGTTCGTGAGCGCGCCCATGGTCACTTTGAGCACCTCGCCTGTGCCTTCCGCATACAGGAACACTGGGCTGAAGTAGCGGTACTCGCCAGAGGCAATGGCCTGCAGAGCGCGGGCGGTGAACTCAACTTCGGCAAACAGGCCAGAGCCCTCGGCCCAGCGCAGCCCATGAATCCAGCCAGCAGCAGGTGCGGGCTGACCGTTTGCTTCCTTGTGCAGGGTCTGGTGCTCGTAGTCGATGACGGGAGGCTGAGCCCCATCGAATCGGCCAATGACCTGGGTGGCGATGGCAGCATTGATGCGCCAGGCCGGAACATCCATGGTGCGGCCGTCGCTGGGTGTGAAGTCCTGGCCTGGTGTCAGCTGTATCCAGTAACGGCCATTGGCATTGGCCTGCTGGGTGTTGATGTCACCCAGAGAAAAGCTGCAAGCTGCCACAGCAGCACTCCGTGCAGCAGCGGTCAGGATAGCGAGGCGAGCGGTTTTGGAAGGCATGCCCGCCATGGTCGGCGGGCGGGGCTACGCGGTCTTTTGGCCGAGGGCACAAGATGCGCCCTGCGCTGTGGCTAGGTTGGCTTATTGGCCGGTTAGCCAGTCCATGATTCGCAGGCGGATCTGTTCCTGGTCGCCCGCATTGACGCCGAGGTAGGGGCGCGCTGGCATGTTGACCTGGTGCGCCCCGATGCTGACCTGTAGGGAGCGCTTGGCCTTTTTCTTCTTCACGAACAGGTGCTTGGCCTTGCCCGCGCCAAAGTGGACCGTTGCCTGGCGCGCTGGCTGCTGGATGGTGCCACCGAACTGGTGAATCGCGCCATATTTTGCGTTGGTGCCTACGCGCACGGCATCATCGCCATCGGGCTGCCAGTGGATCTGGCCACGCAGGTAACCGCGCAAAGTGAGGATCTTGTCCTTGTTCTGCTTTTTGCGGCGCTGATAGCGCGGCTGCAATGGCTGCCAGGCAGAGCCGTCCGGGCCGGATTGGGTTTTGAAGCGATCACGGGTGGCGTCCTGCAGGTATTCGCCAATGCGAGCCAGCAACGGCGCAGTGTTGCCCATGGCTTCATCCAGGCGTGCCAGTACATCAGGCCCTGTGATGACCGTATCAATGGTGAGATTTGCCCCTGCCATGTTTTGCGCTCCTGTGCTTAAAATGTCATCAACTCATCGGGGGAGAAGACTGCGCCAAGCCAACCGACCCTACCCCCGGAGGACCCCAGCATGTGTGCGCCGTGCTGGGGTTTTTTTATTCCTCTCGGGAGTACAGGCGGGTTCCGACCCGCCAGTCCTGGCTGGTCTGGGCAGCACCTTGAAACGTCGTTACGCCGGCCCAACCATCGGAGCCCAGCTCAAAGACGGCCAATGTGGGCACCTCTTGCCCTTCGACAGCAAAGCGGGCGATATAGCGGCGGCGCACAACGGCCTTGCCCAAGGCATAGAGCCACTCCAGGCGCACCCAGATTTCATCGGGCTCCAGCAAGGCCCTGGCCAGCAGCGGTATGAACACCTCGCGTCCCAGCTTCTGCACCTTCCAGTCCCCCTGGGCCGTCTGGAATAGTTCCTTGCCCACGACCAGGCGCTCACCAATCACATCGCGCACGATGCAGGGCTGCTCCAGGCTGCCCCCCAGCGGCTCCAGAAAGGCCTTCACATACTCCTCAGGCGGCAGGCCCTTGGGCAGCAGCAGGTCGCTGGAGACCGGGCGCGGCGGTGGCAGCGGTGCCTTCGGCTGCAGATTGGGTAGGCCATTACCACCGGCGCTGCCTGGTACGGGCGGGTCTGGTCGCTCTGGCGGGACAGCGCTGCGCAGGCGGGAACTGCCTGGCGCGTATTCAAAGCCTGGGTCAATGCCCTCGGGCACGTTGACGGTGCGGGGCCCATTGGGGCTGCGCTGGCCAATCAGGTGCTCGGCCCATTTGACCTCGGGTGTTGGATCAGGCCCTTGCTTGCCCAGGCGCAGCAGGTCGCGTTGCCACAGGCCCTTGACTTTGCACTGGCAGCCCCAGCCATTGGGCGGAAAGTAGAGCTTCCACCAAGGGTTGTCGCGCTCCAGCACGAGCCCGTCAAAGGCTACATGCTGGGCTCGCGGGTGCTCTACCCAGTCGCTATGCTCGTATTGCCAGTACGGCGCGTGCTGCAGCTGCTCCCAACGGCCGGCAGCAAAGCTGGTGTTGAGGTTGGTCTCGTAGATGACCTTGCTGCGCCAGTTGCGGCCGCCGTTGTAGTCCCAGCCATGCTTGGCCACGATGCGGTCGAAGTCCTTGCGGAAGTCTTCCAGCGTGGAGCCGCCCGTGATGGCTTTATCCACGGCAGCCCGAAAGTCCGAGACGATGGCGTCGCGGTTGGCCCCGGCCACCACAAACGCCCAGTCATGCTCCTGGGTGTAGATGTCCGTCCAACTGGTCGTGGGCAGATTGAGTTTGCGCCGGAAGAACTCGGCCTGCTCCTTGAAGGGCAGAGAGCCATAAGCCGCATCAGCCATTCACGGCTCCAGCTTCCTGAAGCACTTCCGTGCGCCCAGCCAGTTGCGCGGCTGCCAAGGCTTCGGCCATGGCCTGGGCGTACTGGTCCAGGGTCATGCTGGGGATGAGCCGCTCCAGGCCGTCGTGGATCTCGTCCAGGCTGGCCGCAGACTCCACCAGTTTGCGAATTTGCGCAAACCAGGGGCCTGTGGCTTTTTCGAGCTGGCTGGCCAGCTGCGGCTGCATGGCCTGGGCAGGCGTTGGTTCCTGGAAAGTGATACGGCGGGCAGTCAGCGCAGCCGTCCCCGTGGGCACGGCCTGGACTTGGGGCGTCATGCCCAGCACGACCTGGCCAGGCTGGGGCATGGGAATGCCCAGCTTCTGATTGGCCCAGTCCTGCGGAACCTGCACGCCAATGCCCACCAGCTTTGGCAAGGCTTCTGACAGCACCTGGATGTCTTCAGTCTCGCCCGTGATCAGCCCAAAGCGCGGGCAGCGTTTGATGCCGTCTGGTGCCAGGCCGTTCATCACCGCAATGGCATAGACCAGGTCACGGGTGATCGTGGTGTTGAGCTGGCGGATATCGCCGTCTCGCAAATCCTTGCGCACTTCGTTGTGCACATTGCCCAGTGCATTGGTACTGGCCGCGCCATCTGCGCCACTGGTCAGCGTGCCGCCCAGGATGACCTTGGACTGATTGCGCTCGCACCAGCTGATCATCAGCTCAAAGGCCTTGGGGTCGCCCGTGGCGGCGTCCTTGAAGTCGATCAGCATGCCCTCGGGGATGATGCCGGCCGCGTTGTGCCCAATGCCGACCAGGGCACGCAGCAGCGTGGCCTTCTCGCGCTCGCTGGCGTTGGGCGGGTACTTGCCCAGGCGCACGGGGATGCCGTAGATCTCCAGAAACTCGGCCAGGTCGCCCACGCTGTAGTTCTTGAACAGGTAAGTCCAGACCAGCTGCCGGAACAGTGCAGTGCGTTCCAGATAGCCGCTTTTGGCCTTGTGGATGTGTGTGATCCAGTTGCCTGGACGTAGCACCTCGCCCTGGATGCCGTCGACATCCGTGGTGTTGCTGCGCAGGCGCAGCTCCTGACGGTAGCCCCGGTGCAGCTGAAACCAGCTTTGCGGCCGGTGAGTCACAGTCTTGGGCAGCCAGAAGCCATCGGTGCGGTGCCATTCCATTTCAAGGCATGCAAAGCCTTTTCCGATGGCGTCCGTGGCATCAAAGATCACATCCTCAAAGTCGGGGATGGACTGCACTAGCTCGCCCAGCTGCTCGGCGTTGCGCTTTTCCAGGGCGCTGGCGTTGTCGGGTGCGGTGACCTCCCAGTCCAGAATCAGGGCGCGGCGGCGCTTGCCCATTTCGCTGGCAATGTGACCGTCCTTTTCTTCCATGTCCTCAAACAGGTCGAACTGGGCCGTGAGGTCGCCTTGCTCTGCCGCGTCCAGGATGGTGGCCAGCTTGGAAGGCGTGAGGCCTCGGGTCGGGTGGGTCTGCAGTTCGCGCTGCAGATGGCCCAGCTGGGAAGTCTGCGGCGTGTCCACGCTGGCCAGGTCGATGGGCTGGCCGTCAGCCCCCAGAATCATGCTTTTTGCCATGTCGGCACCTCGCTTTGTGTTTTGCCGTTGGGCATATGCAGCTCGCCTCCGGCGGGAAGCCGTTTAGGCGCGTTTACAAGGCCCCGGATGCAGCAAACCGGGGGCATTGCATGTCCACCGGCTAAAAATCGCTTAAATCGCTGTTTTCGGGCTTGGTGGTTTTGCATCACCAGCCCTCGTGTTCGGGAATGTGGAAGTCGTCGTCTTGACGGTCCGGGTTGGCTCGGTTGTCAAAGCCTCTGGTATGGCCTGGCACCTCTGTGTAGCCAATAGGGGCAATTTGCAGCTTGGCGGCCGCATGGGCGTACACACAGGCCATGGCCCGGTCGCCATGGCTGTCGCCATCTGTCTTGCCCTCCGGGATACGCGCCACGCCGCGCACAAGCTTGAAGGCGCGGTGGTCCTGCAGCAGACCGTCGTGCTTTGGCAGTGTGAAGGTGCCGTCTTCAAACGCGGCCTTGTAGCCGGGCATGTTGTCGCGGTACCAGGCCTCGGTGGGCATCAGCTTCAAGACAATCGAACCGTACTTATCCTCGGCTGCTTCACCGATATAGCTGCCATTGCCTCGGCTGTCGATGACGATTCCCGATTTGCGTGGCAGCACATCGCAGATGGCGAACAACACCTGCAGCTGCTGGTTGTAAGGCACGTTCTTGAGCTCAACCAGGAACGGAACACGCTCATGCAGATTGCTGGCCACCTCGACGGGCGCGATCACCGATAAGTCGCCCGACCGCGCAAAGTCCATGCCCAGCGCATGGCGCAGCTCGGGATTCAGGCGCTTGAGCAGTGGTTTCAGCTCGGTGTCTATCCACTCCTGCATCAGCACCTGGCGTACCCCAGGGCTGGACTGGTTGAAGTCCTTGGTGCCTGTGAAACGGATCACCGGAGCCTCGACCATGCGGGCCTCAACCTGGACACGAGTCAGCCATGCACCGCCGCCCTGGGCTGGCACGCAGAACAGTTCCTCATCCTGGTTGGGGCGATATCGCGCAATGATCTCTTCGCGCCAGGTGGCCTCGCCCTCGGCCGTCCAGGGCTTCTTGTTGACTGCGCAAATCTTGCGATACAGGCCATCTCGCAAAGCATCATCAAAGTCCACGCGATGCAGGCTGTAGGGGTAACGGCCTGCGCGCACATCGTTGATCAGCTCATTGAACGGGTTGTCCTCGCCGTTGTGGGTGCTGATGATGCGAATCTGTCCGCCCCACATTGTCATGGCCATGGCGGCCTTGAGCAGCTCCTTGATGTCGTCCACAAACGCGGCTTCGTCAATCACCAGGCGCTCACCGGGACGGCCCTTGGAACGCAAGTTGCGTGGGTTGCTGGTGAAGGATTGAATCTTGTGGCCGCTGTCGAAGTTGATGGCGTAGGAGAGGATTTGCTTGTCTTCCTCCTCGATCACAGACTCTTCAATCTGGCCAGCCGCCGCATTGAAGGCCTTGGCCCAGCTCGCGCAGTCCTGGATGAACCCCTGAGTCATCTCCTTGTTGTAGGAGATGTAGTAGACGTTGGCCCCTTCAGCACTGGCCGCATAGAGCACGTCATCGGCGGCCTCGGAGTAGCTCAGACCGATACGGCGTGACTTCTCCATGATCTTGACCGGGGACTGATCCTCCACCCACTTGACCTGGTAGGCCATGAAGATGGCCTCGCTCAGTTCCGTGGGCTCGGGAGCTTGCAGCTCAGCGGGTGCCTGGGTCATTACATGGCCCCCTTGATGGCGGCGCGCAATGCGGCTACGCCGCCCGCTGACAGGCCTTGAGCTTTGGCCGTAGTCGCGGCTGTAGCGGCAGCGTCTTCCAGCGCACGCTTTCGGGCCTCGGCTTCCACCTTTGCCTGGAACTGCTTGAGGTTGACGCTGGAGCGGGTCAGCGTGGCAATGTTCTTTGCGGCCTTGGACAGTAGCTCAACACGCTCTGCAGGGTCGGCTTCAGGGTCGTCGGCTTCCTGCAGCAGCAGGATGGCGTCAAACAGCTCCGTCTGGACCATGGCTGTCAAAGCCTCGGAGCGGGCATCTTTGTCATCCCCTGTGTGGGCCTGAATGAGGCGTGCAGCCTCGGTGCTGGCTCGGATGGCGGATAGGCGGCGGTCCAGCTTGGCACCATAGCGATGCAAAGCCGAGCGGCTGGGCAACTCACCGGCCGAGGCTTCCGCAGGAAAGCGCTGCTGCAGGTCTGCGATCAGCTCGTCCAGCGTCTGGCTGCCTGTAGCCAGCATGGCCTGGATATAGGCCTTGACCTCTGGCGTCATGCGGTCGATGGAGCTTTTACGGCCCATGGGTCAGCCCGCCCAGTATTTGGCGGGGCGGGCAATACCCGGCTCGCAATCAATCGTGTATTCGGCAATGTCCACACCGAAGCGGGTGAGCTCGGCGTACCAAGGGCCGCTGGGCGACTTGGTGATCTTGACCAGCTCCCGGTCTTCCAGATAGTCCAGCTCGCGGCGCATCTCCAGCGCCGTGGCGTCTGGGTAGATGGACTGGGCCACGGCCAGAATGGGCGACTCTTGCGCGCCCATAGGGCGGGCGTTGTTCAGGGTGAGCAGGATCAGCCAGCGCAGAGACTCGCGGCGGATTTTGGCTTGGTCAATTTGCATGGTTCCCTCCAATGCTTGCAACTCTGAGTTGGGCTGTTTCGAGCTTGGAAGCCAGTGCGTCCAGCTTGGCTTCGATGACGCTTTGGCCCCGGATGTAGTCCTCGCGGCGCACATAGTTCAGCGGCATATCGGCCTTGAGCTGGCCCAGCTCACGCTCAATGCGCTGCCACTGGCTGGCCTCTTCCTTGTTGGCCTTTTCCATCGCGTCCAAGCGGCCCAGCACCTGCAAATGCGTTGCGTCTTGGTGCTTCTGGGCCTGGGCCACGCCAAATTTCATGACGGCCACCAGCACGCCCAGGCCGGAGCCCAACAAGCCCACCAACTGCCAAAAATCAATCGTCAGGCTCACAGCGCCCGTCCTTTCTTGCGCTCTTGCGCGCTTTCACACTTCACACAGCGCTGGCAGCCAGGCACAGCCTTGCGTCGGGCTTCAGGTATCAGTGCCCCGCAGGCGCACTCGGTAGCCGAGTCGGCCTCCGTCTTGCCCGAAAGGCCCGCGCGGCGTGTCTGATCTCTCAGCGCGTCTTCTCGCAACTGCAGCTCACGGGCCTGGGCACGGTCAAAGAAGTCGGTCAATCTGCAGCTCCTACGGCGGGCTGCAGGGCATGGCCTGCGTGGCAGACGCTGGCAGCGAACTGCTGCAGTCCTGCGACTTGGTCTCGGAGCTGGTCAGCCTCTGCAGCCAGGTCGACAAACGCTTCTGCGCTTTCTCCGAATAGCTCTCGGGCGATGGCGGCTTCGCCAGCGCAGGCGGCAAGGCCGGCATCTCCACCTGGGTAGGGATTGGAGCGGGATTTGAGGCGGGCAAGCTCTGCGCGCAGGCTGCGCAAAGAAGCGGCAGCAGAGTCAGCAGCAGCCTGGCTGGCTGCCGCGCGTTGGGTTTGGTCATGGGCAACTTTCTCGGCATTGCGTTGGCGCAGGGTGTTGCCAGCAGCGGTGACCTGGCTGCGCAGGCGCTCCTGGGCATCCCAGGCCTTTTGCACGCGGTCCGCGCCCTGGGCATCACCTTGAGCGATCAAATGGTCCTGGTACAGGCCGAAGCCCCAGTAAGCTGCGGCAACCACCAGGGCCACCAGCAGATATCGCGCTGTGGGCTTCATAGGCCAGGCCCCCAGCTCAGATAGCGCGGCTGCAGGTCGACAAGAATGCGCTGGGGGTAGCCAAGGTTTTCACGGCAATGGACGGCCGCGCGGCGGGCTTTGCCGCAGGCCGCATCCACTTGCTGCCGTGTGGGCTGGGCGGCCCCGGAAACCGCTGCTTCACGTTGCCAATGGCCAAGCCCGCCGTTGTAGCCGCGCAGGGCCACCCACATGCGGTCGTAAGCGCCGTAGTGAGTAGGCGTGCGGTCGTAGAGGTATTTGTCGTAGCCGACCAGGGCGCGCAAGGCCCAGGTGGTGTTGTGAGGCTGGCAGTCGGCCGGGGACAGCTTGTTCAGCTCGCACCACCAGGAAGCAGTTGCAGGCATGAACTGGCCCAAGCCACGAGCACCAACACGGCTGACGGCCTCGGGCTTCCAGGCAGATTCCTGGTGCACCTGTGCGGCGAAGACCGCCACCGGGGCACCCAAGCCCCAGATGGAGTTGGCAGTGCGAACCAGCAAGGTCCTGTGCGGCTGGGCAGCTGCTGGCACCTGGGCCTGGGCGCTGTGGCAGTAGCTCAGTGCTGCCGAGACTACGGCCACGCCCACCAGGATGGCGGCGCGAATATGGCGGCTGCGCATGGCTCAACCGCCCAGGCTGATGGCAAGAATGGCAGCCGACATGATGAGCGCACGGCGCAGCATGCAGCCCAGCATGAAGTACAGAGGGGCAGCATCCGGCCAGGACACAAGCACGCATGACTCGCCAGGAGAGGCTGGATCAGAGCTGTATTCGGCTGGCTGAGCGGTGCCGGGATGGCTCAGCAGGCGTAGCGCGTCCAGATTGGGGCGGGCATAGAAAAAGACCGCGCGGTCAATCCAGTAACCAGCCAGGGCAGCCAATGAGATCAGATTGAGCTTGTAAAGGCTGACCGGCAGCTGCTGAGGGGATATCCAAAAGACAGCCAACGAGAGCGCCGTGGCAATAAACCACCAAAGGGTCAGGCGCGGCAGTCTGGACTTGCGGGGGCTTTGTGCGGAAGTGGATGACATGAACGTCCTCGGTGTGAACTTTCGGGTTTGAAAGCCCACACTCTGGACGTCAGAGTGGGTTTGGTCTTTTGGCCGAGGGCACTATGGCAAATACGTTGGCACGGTAATCAGAGGTTTTTTCTCATTACCGGGTCAATAGTGCACCGACATGCAGGATGTGCACATGCCGGCCGCAGCAAAAGCGGCCTAGCCAGCTCTGCATCCATCAACACATCAAAACCAAACCCACAGAGGTCGTACTGTCGAAAGTGACCGGCGTCCTTATTGATGAGGACTTGGGTAACGTCCGAAAAAGTATCAATCGCATATAGCACTTGAGGGTCACGATAAATACGAAAAGACGCATGAGCGAGCCTAGCAAACAGCAAGTCCTGCAGGTCAGCATCTTCAGCATTTCCAGCTTCTAGCCACCTCTGACCTGACGGCCAGCGAATGCCGTCGGCCCATGCTCTTCGAAGTTCACGCGCACCCTTATCGTGACCTTGGTTAGCGTTCTGCAGAAATACCTGTCTTAGCAGGCCCCTAGCCTGATCGGATGGAAAGGCCAACTCTTGCGCGACCCAGTCAAAGGCTAGGCCCGGCGCGAGCTCCATACGTTGAGTATCTGTTTCTACATGCATGAATCTGGGAGCTCTTTAGACAGCCATAGATCTATGTGTCTCTGTTTGCTCGATATTTTTCACGCGCAACGCGATTGATCGAGGCTGCAAAAAAATCTTACGGATGCACCAGCACACGAACAGGTACATGACTCCACTACCCTGAATTATGTGAAGTGCGTATTTGTATTCGGCACCAGGTCCGAGCAGGAATACTGCTGCAATAACCGCAAAGTAGAAAGTGGCCCCGGCAAACAAGGCGTATGCGCAGACCAGATCAAACCAACCTGCAGCCAGCTTCTGCTCATCACGAGCCTGGTCCCATCCAATTGTTCGAAACCGCCAAGCGCTGCCCAATTCCCGAGCTGTAAACCCGTGGTCATTCATCAGGGAAGTTAGCCACTCTCGAGCTTTCTTGTTGCAAGAGATACCTGTTGCCTTCTCAAAGGATTTTTGAATCTCCCATTCCTGATTTGCCGGATGTGGGCATGGGCTATAGATGTTCACATCTCGACCCGCGACCTTATCGACCGGACCTTGAAAGTTCTGCGTCCCTCTCTCTTGCACAACTACGTCTCCGCTTAGTTAATTTTCAAGCTATTTCTTTCTAGGCTTTTCAGGTTGAGTGATCACCAGGTCGTGGCCAAAGTTTTGATGCACCGTCCCGTGAATATTTTGCTGGGAGCCTTCAAAGTATTGAGTAGTAGGCTGCTGAGCGAGCGCAGGAGCTTTGCTGCAAAGCTTCACCACAGCCTTTGCTAGCTGTGAAGCGTTCACGGAGTCATCAAGAGACAGAAGATCGACTGCATCAACTACGGCTTGCCTCACTGTCTCATCACTGTGCCCGCTTTCGGCTGGGCGTCCTCCACGCTCCCCCGTCAGCACGTACAGAACATCCGCCCCGGCAAGTGAAAACTGAGCCAGCGCCTCTGCTCCTGGTAAGGAAGCGCCGCCTTCCCAGTTGATCACGGAGCGCTTTGTTGCTCCCATTTTTTCGGCTGCAGCTTCCTGCGTGAGGCCAAGGCGCTTTCGCTCTTCCTGAATACGCGCAGAAATTCCCATTTTTTTCACCAAAACCTATTGCAAGGTGAAATATGTTTCACCATAATGCGTTCACACAAGTTCAAACAAACGCGCACTAGCGCCAACTAGTACGCACAAACCGGGACGCAACATGCCAATCAAAAAACGCTCTGAGGTCCGCGCTGAGTTCGCCCGCCTGGGACTGTCGTACTCGGCCTGGGCTACGCACCACGGCTACAACGTGAACCTCGTAATCGCCATCCTCAACGATGACGACGAGAACCCAGCACGTAAGTGCGGCCGTGGAGCCTCGCACAACATCGCTGTGCAGCTGCGCCTTAAAGATGGCGAAGTGCAGCAAGTTGCTACGCCTCGTATGCCTGTGTTTGCTTGATTGGCTGTTATGTCGCAACAAGATATTACAGGCAAATCTCAGGCTGATCGGGCCTTGTCCGGCAGAGGACTCGTGCTCTATCGCCTCAGCGATACATGGCAGGACTACTGCCAGGCACTCAAAGTGCAGGTTTCAGACGTGGAGGCACTGGCTGCCCAGGGTGAAATTCTGGAGGCGTTTCCCCTTCTATCAAAGCGCCTAGCTGGCATAGATAGACGTGCCACTGCTGCTGTACGACCCGCAAGCGCCCCTTTTGTTCGTCTGGAGCCAGTTGCCACATCTGGTCCAAGCGCTGAGCTGTCGCCAGCAACGCAGGGCGCGGGAGCTGCCTTGTCATCTCAGTCAACAGCCAATGGTGTGCCCATAGCTGGTCTTGCAAGGGCTGCAGGCGGTCTTGCACTGCACGGTCAATCAGTTTCTGCATCAAAGACAGGTCGGCGTTTTCGGCCATTGGTTCGCTCCAGGTTTTCTCTGGTCTCCAGTGTCCGTGCGTCGCGCATTTCCATGCAGTTTTTTGTTTTGAACCACGTTCTGGGAGGAGCTTCCAATGGCCACGCGTAATTGGAAACGCTTTCGTGCCAACAACTTGCGCGATGCCATGCGTGCCTGCAAGGACTTCGCACTGGAAAAGCGCCAGTTGTCTGTACCCCGCATTGCCGAGCTGATGGGCGATGTGACTGAGGAAACGCTGTATGGCTGGCTGAGCAAGGGCCGCATGCCTGCAGTGCTGATTCCAACCTTTGAGATGGTGTGCGGGGCCTACTTTGTGAGCGAGTGGCTTGCTGCCTCATCTGGCCGAATGGTCATAGCCATGCCTAAGGGCCACAAGGCCCGCCAGGCAGAGCTGATGCAGATCACTACGGACTGCTCCAACGCCATGACCCAACTGGCCGCGTTCTATGCAGACCCATCCAAGGTGGACACGGCTGCGCTGATGGAGCTGCTGCAGCGTCACCTGGAACAGGTGGCTTTCCAACACCACAACGTGGGCCAGTACGTCGCGCCCGAGCTGGAGTTCTGACATGGAAGAAGACATCTTTGACCTGATTGCTGCGGGCAAGGTCCCTGCAGCGGCTGCAATGGTTCCGGCCCCCGTGCCGCAGGCACAGCTTGCAGGTGCGCAGGCTCAGCGTATTGGATCAGCCCTGGCCCGCCATGTGCCTGCCATGCAACGCAGCTTTTCCATCATCACCAGCTATGGCCCCTGGCATGTGAGTGGCGAGCTGGCCGAAAAGATGGCCGAGCTGCTGCGCAAGGACCTGATGGAACAACTGGCAGCACTGGAGTCTGGTCAATGAGCAGCACGCCCGCCGCGACCAAGAGCGCCCAGCCTGTGCTTACCGTTCTGGAGGCCTTGTGCGGCTTTGCCGAGCAAGGCGCCAGCAACAAAGACCTGGCTGATGCATGCAAGACCACTGCCGTGGCTATCACCCGCGCCACCCAGACGCTGATTGCGCACGGCTGGTGCCGCAAGAGCGAAGAGACCGGGCGCTTTTACCCCACGGCGCAGTTCACGCGACTGACTTTCAAGGTGGCTGATTCGTTTGAGCGTGCCCAGCGCCGCTTGGATGACCGTCGCCATGCAATGACCAGCGGATATTGACTAAGGAGAAATGAGAAATGGGACGTACAGCAACAAAGAGCCAGGGAAATGTGACCGACGTAGTGTTGGATAAGAACGCAGTGGCGGCCATTGAAAGTGCCCAAGATGCGCTGGCTGTTGTGGACCAGCAGGCTCAAGTTCAAGCCCGAGCCGTGGCGAAAGAGTTGCGTTATGAGGGTTCAATGAATCCCGATGCGCTGGAGAACGGTGCACGCGATTCCATCCGCCGAATCAACGTGGCTCTGTTTGAGCTTGGCGGGTATCTGCTGATGATGCGTGCAGCGTGCCCCCATGGGGATTTCGCGGCCCGTCTTGCTCGTCTCGACCTGCAGCCTCGTGTTGCGCAGCAGTACATGCAAGTGACTCGCCGGTTCTCGAATGCGAATTCAAATTCGCAAATTGGCGACCTTGGTAAAACGAAGCTGCTTGAAATGCTGGTCCTGGATGACGAGCAGATTGACGAGCTGGCACTCACTGGCGAAACGGGCGAGCTGAAGCTGGACGAGATTGCCACCATGTCGGTCAAGGAGCTGCGCTCGGCCCTACGTCAGTCCAAGGAAGACAACAAGTTCCTAGCAGAGAAGCGTGACAAGGAGCAGCAACGTGCCGACAACGCCGAAAAAGCCCTGAAGTCTGGCGGCCCAAAAGCTCGCAGTCTGGAGGCTCGTGTAGCCGACTTCAGCAAGGAGGTGGATACGGAACAGGAAGCGGCCACGAACGCGCTGCTGGCGATGGATCAGCAGGTCAAGGCCCTGGATACCTGGTACCTGGAGTATGCCGCCCAGCAGCCAGGCTATGAGCCCGGCGACCGAGTAGACATGCCTGTGGAAGTGCTCGCTCTGGTGCAAAAGCTGTGCGGCAATGTGAACCGCATTGCTGCCAGCGTCGGCGGTCTGCAGCACCTGATTGGCAACACCTTCGGTCATGAACTGGAGGCCGTCACCATCCACGAGATGAAGACCCCCGCCATGGCGGAGGCCGAGTAAGCCATGGAGGACCACGACATGGCATCCCTCGCACCGGCAACTTGCGATTACATCCGCGATCTGGCCCGCAAGCTGGACGCGGCACCGCACAAAGCCCGAGGCCCACTGATTGACGGCGCAGCCGACTTTCTGGGCATGAGCAAGCAGACCATTTACCGCCACCTGAAGGCGGTGGCGGGCTGGGAGAGCGGGCGCAAATGCCGCGCCGACAAGGGCAGCACCAGCGTGAACAGCGATGCACTGCTGACCCTGGCCACGATGCAGCGTGAAAGCGTGCGCGACAACGGTAAGCAGACCATGCACACGCCCGTGGCACGCAGCGTGCTGGAGGCCAACGGCTTGCCAGTTGGTGTGAGCAATGCCCACCTGAACCGCCTGATGCGCGACCGTGGCCTGAATGTGGAGACCCAGGTGGCGGCTTCGCCAGCGCAAAAGCTGCGTTACCCGCACCCGAACCACACGCACCAGGTGGACCCCAGCCTGTGCCTGGTGTATTACCTGAACGGCCGTCAATACATCATGGAGGACCGCGAGTTCTACAAGAACAAGCTGGAGAACTATGCCAAGGTGAAGTTCAAGGTGTTCCGCTACGCCATGTGGGATGGTGCCAGCGGCTCCATCCAGCCCTGGTATACGGAAGCCGCAGGCGAGAGCCAGGCCAGCCTGTTCAACTTTCTGATGTATGCCTGGAGCAAGCAGGACGGGCGTCTGTTCCACGGCGTTCCCAAGGTGCTGATCTGGGACAAGGGCAGCGCCAACCAGAGCCACGCCATCCGCAACTTGCTCAAGAGCCTGGAGGTGGAGGCCATCACCCACGAGGCTGGCAACAGCCGCGCCAAGGGCGGCGTGGAGAACGCCAACAACATCATTGAGACTCAGTTTGAGAGCCGCCTGCGCTTTGAGCCTGTGGACAGCATTGATGAGCTCAATGCCGCTGCCCTGGCCTGGAGCGAGGCCTACAACGCCAACCTGATCCCTGGCCAGGACACGCGCCTGCGCCGCGAGGGTTTGGCCATGCCCGTGGCCCGCTATGACCTCTGGCAGCGCATTCGCAGCGAAGAGCTGCGCCTGCTGCCCGATGTGGAGGTGTGCCGCGCCCTGATGGTGGGCAAGGAAGAGGAGCGCAAGGTGGATGGTCACGAGAACATCACCTTCCGCCACCCCAAGGCCGACCGCACGCAGACCTATTGCCTCAAGGGCATGGACGGCGTGAATGTGGGCGACATGGTGAGCGTGCGCCCCTTGGTGTACGGCGACGACGCCATCCAGGTGGAGCTGGCCCGCTTTGATGGTGAGCCTCTCATCTACCGCGTGGAGCCGGAACGGGAATACGACGGCTATGGCAATCCGCTGTCGGCGGCTGTTCCTGGCGATGGCTACAAGTCCCACGCACAGACCCCTGCGGAAGTCGCAGGCCAGGCAATGGATGAGCTGGCTTTCCCCGGCCAGGATGCTGACCAGGCACGCCAGAAGAAGGTGGTGCCCTTCGGCGGCGCGATCAAGTCGCACAGCTATCTCAAGGATGTGGAGCAGCCCAGCTATCTGCAGCGCCCCGGTGTTGAGATTGAGGCGCCTGCCCACGCCGCACCAGCTGCCCCGCGAATGCTGGATTCCACCGTCGTGATGCTGCGGGTTCGCTCCGAACTGGGACGCAACCTGACCGCTGAAGAAAACCAGTTCATGACTGCGCGTTTTGCTGCAGGCGTGCCGGAAGACCAGCTGGATGCACTGATTGACCAGTTCAAGAACCCGCCACAGGCCGAAGTGCAGCCCCTGCGTGCTGCTGGCGGTCTGCGTGCTGTCTGAGGAGCCTATGAGCGACAACTACATGAAGCTGGCCCTGCACGGGATTCTGGTGCAGCTCAAGCAGTCACAGGCTGAGCTGGCGCGGCACTGCCGCGTCTCGCGGGCCACGGTCAATCTGATCTGCAAGTTTGATCAATGGCCCAAGTCCGCAAAGACCAACCAGACCACGCTGCGGCCTCTGATTGAAGAGTTCCTGCGCTGCCACGGTGCCACCGATGAGCAAGTGCTCGGGGCCTTTGAACCACTTTTCGAGGGGGCGCACCCGCTGTGTTCCAGCACAGCGTGTGCCCTTTATTCCCACGGCCAGCAGGCCAAAAACCAAGAGGATGATATGAACGTACGCCACAGCCGCCTGACTTCTGAGACCCGCCAGCACTTTCGGATTCTAAAGGACCCGTTTGTGGACGAGCTGCGCTCCATCGCAGACGTGTTTGAGTCAGACGATATCCGCTATGTGCGTGCTGCTGTCCGTCAGACGGCACTGCACGGCGGCATGCTGGCCCTTGTGGCCGAATCCGGCGCGGGCAAGAGCACCATCCGCAAGGATCTGATCGAGTGGATCAAGACCACCGGCGAGCGCATTGAAGTGATTGAGCCCTATGTGGTGGCCACCAGTGCCGCTTCCAAGGCTGGCCGTCTGCTGGTTGCCGCCGACATTGTCGGTGCGGTGATTCGCAGCCTGGCACCCAACAAGCCAGTGCGCTCGTCGCTGGAGGCCCGTACCCACCAGATGCATCAGATGCTCAAGGAAGGTGCCAGCGATGGACGCAAGCATGTGGTGGTCATTGAGGAAGCCCATGACCTGGCTATTCCGACACTCAAGGCACTGAAGCGTTTCTACGAGCAAGAGGATGGCTTCAAGAAGCTGCTGTCCATCATCCTCGTGGGCCAGAACGAGCTGGCGGACAAGCTCAGCGAGAAGGACCCCGAGGTGCGCGAGGTGGTCCAGCGCTGCGAACTGATCACGCTACCGCCCCTGGATAACAACCTGGGCGCATACCTGCAGCACAAGTTCAAGCGCGTGGAGGCCGATATGGCCAACGTGCTGGACCCCGAGGCCATCGACGCCATCCGCGCCGTGCTGCGCCGCGATGAAACCCGTTCCTTCGGCGGCAAGCGCACCACCAAGAACGTTTCTAAGTGCCACCCCCTGGCCGTTAACAACCTGGTCACTCGCGCCATGAATATGGCTGCGGGCATCAGTGCCAAGACGGTGAATGCGGCTCTGATCCATGCGGCATTCCAGGAGAGTGGCAATGCATAAAAAAGTGGCTTCCATGGCTGCTTACAAGGCCTTGCGCCTTGTATGGATCAAGCGCCGCGCCCGCGTGCTGCAGCGCGCCTTCAGCGCAGACCGGGCCACGGCCGTTCTTGAGGCCACTCAGGACTGGTATCGCTTCAACGGCAAGGCCTTGCCCAACCGCGCAATTCGTCGTGTTCAAGAGGAGGTGTCTGCATGAAGCGCTATTTCTTTGAGCCTGGCGCAGTCCAGTGCTTCCGCAAGCGCGGCCTGCGCGCACGCCTGGAGCGTGGCCTGCAGGCATTCAAGGGCCTGCTCCAGGCGGCGCTTGGCAGGCATCCCTCTGACTCCATCGGCCAATTTTTGCTGCTGGGAGCGATGGTCGCGGCCGCCGCAGCTTGCCTGGGTTCGTTGGCGGGCTATGTGCAGTTTGAACTGGGAATGGGGGTGATGTGATGGCACTGAAGAAGAACCGCCTGAGCGAGGACAGCAAGCGCCTGCTGGACCACATCAAGGCTCATGGCCCGCAGAACCTTGCGCAGCTGCGCAAGGTGACGGGCGAGCTGGAAAGCGACCTGGTCAAACGCCTGCGCAACCTGCGCACAGGCGGCTGGCTGGAGATTGTGGAGGGCGCACCGGAGCTGCGCTGGAACATCTGCAGCGTGGCCGCTCCACTGTTTGACCTGGGCCTGACACCAGGAAGGACTGGCAAGGGAACGCCCAAGCCGATGGGCGAAATGCCTGCACGACGAGAAATCAATGTGATGGGGGGCGAGGACTACAAGCCCAAGCCATTCACGCCACCCCGTCAGGGATCACTGGATTTCAGCGCTATCGCCAGTCGTGGCGTGCGCTGCTGATGAGCAATGTGCATTTAAGGAGCAACGACAAATGACTCAACAAAATATTCGTGAAGCTATTTCTGCCGAGGCCGAGGTGCCTGCAGGGATGATGCGTGACGGTCAGGGGCGTCTGTGGCCAATGAGCCTGGTCAAGCCTATCGACCAGGCGCGTGATGCACTGGTGCACGAGCTGGTGGCCATCGCCAAGGAAGAAAACCAACGCCTGACGCAAGCCAAGGCCAAGATCTTTGGCGACGTCGCGGCTTTCGTGGACCTGAGCGCCGAGCAGTATGGCGTCCACCGTGGTGGCAAAAAGGGCAACATCACGCTCTTTACCTTCGACGGCCGCTACAAGCTGCAGATCGCTACGTCCGAGTCCATCCGCTTTGATGAACGCCTGCACGCTGCCAAGGACCTGCTGGACCAGTGTGCAGCTGAGTGGACAGACGGCTCTCGCGATGAGGTCCGTATCGTCATCCAGGAGACGTTCCGTACTGACAAAGAGGGAAACCTTAGCGTGGGCCGCATCCTGGGCCTGCGCCGCTGGGATATCAAGGACCCGCGCTGGAAAGAGGCCATGCGCGCCATTGGCGACTCCATCCAAGTAGTGGGCTCCAAGCAGTACGCCCGCTTTTATGAGCGCGTCGGTGACACGGACCGCTATGCGCCGATTCCTTTGGACATGGTGGCCGTATGACCCGCGACGAAGCACTCCAAAAAATCAAAAAGTGCCTCGCCCTGGCTGCAAGCCCTGAGCAGCATGAAGCTGCTTCGGCTCTTCGCCAAGCGCAGAAGCTTATGCAGCTGTTTGGCCTCACTGAAACTGATGTGAGCCTGGCGGACGTTTCCGAAGTTACCCAGCGGGCCAGCAGTGCGCCGCTGGTCTTATGGGAAACCTGGCTAGCCCACTTGGTGGCTGAAGGCTTTGGTTGCGATTACTTCACATCCACCCACATGGTTCTTGGTTCCAACTTCACCCGCAGGACCGTCCGGGAATATGTGTTCATCGGAGTAGGCACGGCTGCAGAGGTTGCGGGCTATGCCTTTGAGGTCCTTTCTCGCCAATGCGCGAAGGACCGCCGGGCACATGTGGCCAAGCAGCCAAAGAACTGCAAGCAAAAGACCAAGGTGGCGCGTGGTGACCGTTATGCAGAAGGCTGGGTCCAGGGCGTGCGTGAGAAGCTGGAGACATTCACGCGTACCGACAAGGAAAGCGCGCTCGTTGCGCAGTACAAAGAGCAGCACCATCCTTCATTGCAGACAGCCAAGGTCAAGGACCGAACCACCGGCCGAAACGTGACGGATGCAGACTTTGGCCACGGCTTCCTTGCTGGCAGGGAGGCTGAACTACACCACGGTGTAGGCGGCAAGGCGCAGCAGGCATTGATAGGAAGTTAGACCATGCCTGAAACACTCACTCTTATGTTTGTCCAGCGCGTCCAGGAATGGCATACGGCTCGTTTGCAGGCCGCGCGTGACTTTCAATCTAACGCCAAGGCGGGTACGTCCGTAAAAGTCATTGGTGACTCAGGCAAGGAAGTGCAGGTCCAGCTTAGCGCCCGTGAAGCAATGATCTTCTCCATGGGGATAGAGGCCGGGATTGTCCATTTCGAAAAGCTGCCATTCACCGTATCAGCAAATTCAGAGGAAGAAGACGATGAAGAGTTTTGAAGCCATTGCCCGCGAGGCTTACTCAGCATTCCAGGATGCCATTCCCCAAAACACGGGCTGGACTCTGCCCTGGGAAAAGCTGGCCGAGACGACCAAGGAAGCTTGGCGCGTAGCGGCTCGCAAGATGGCCGAAGAGATCCAGCAAGTTCACTGACTCACGGCAATGACGGCCCCCATGCAGGCTCACAGCCAGCTGGGGGCCTTTTCTTTGCCCAAAGGAGCCAAAAATGGCAACGACAACGCAAACCACACACCGCAACCGGCTCATCAAACTGATTCAGGTGGCCCGCCGCGATCTGAACCTGGACGAGCCCAACTATCGCGCCATCCTGTTCACACAAGGCCGTAATGAATCCCTTGCTGCAATGCCCATCGACGGCATGCAGAAGGTGCTGGATTATCTCAAGGCCCAAGGTTTCAAAGTGCGATCGACCAAAACCGACCGCAAGCAGGCCACGGGCAAGGACGCCAGCAAGGTGCGTGCGCTATGGCTGTTCCTTCACGAACTGGGGGCAGTGCGTGACCCGTCAGAAGCGGCGTTGACGGCGTATGTGAAGCGCATTGCCAAGGTGGATGATGTGCAGTGGTTGCGCAGCGGACGCCGCGTTGAAGTGGTAATTGAGTCCCTGAAAAAGTGGGCCATGCGCTACTTGCCTGCGGCTGTGGCCACACTTAAGGAAGAAGTACGCGACAGGTATCACGAAGGGCTGCTGAGCGAGGAGCAAATGGGCTGCGCTACTCGCGGATTTGAGCGCTCAACTCAGGGCGAAGGGTTTGAAGTGCAGTGGGAAGCATGGGAGAATCTACGCACTGCCGCAGGGCGTCCATTCCCCATCTGAAGACCCGATTTCAATGGCCACTCACGTCGACCGTGACTCCAACATGGCGATCCGCAGGAACCAGTTCCTGGCGGACCTGATGGACGTGGCCAAGAAGCACTTGCAGGAGCATGTCTCCAGCCCCGCCGCCGACCTGGTTGCGGGCTCGCTGACAGATCACCTGGCTGATTACTGGGGCGGCCAGCTGATCAACATCCCCAAGGACTACCGCTGGAAGCTCAGCCAGCGAGAAGCTGAGATCTACGCAGAGTTCAACGGCTACAACATCGCGGACCTGGCCCGAAAGTACGACATGCATGAACGCAGCATGCGCAAACTGCTGGACCGGGTCAGAAAGCGCATGGCGGCGGCAACTGACCGCCGCAACAGAGACCTGTTCAACGACTAA